GGTTAATAAGAAAGTTCTTTACCTTTTCTTTTGAGCCTTTTACCAATGCAATATGGTCATACCCACTTTCTTCTATAGAAAGTTTAGTGATTTTAATACCAAATTGTTCACTAATAAATTTTGCATCTTCTTTTGACCCTATAAAATCAATATCTGTTTCAAACATTTTTATCTCCATTAATTAAATCACAATTGCCCACTATTTCTAATAGTCAATTGTCATTCAATTAAAGAGTAGAGAATAAAGATAGAACTCACAAATAAGCATATCCAATGTCATTTAATTCCTCAACTTAATGGGTTTTCTTTTGGCCTAGTTATTTTATTTTGTTCTATCAAAATTCCCTACTTATACATCCGCATAACTATTTCAAGGATAGACCGAAGACCCACATCTATCTTGACAAGGAGACCAAATAGGCCACAATAAGCCCTATCATTGCCCCTATGGCTCCATATACCCTCTTATGACCTACTATATTGATATGGTTACTATTAGCTCAGACTAGACCAATATGGACCAATATGGATACTCTATGGCTTAGCCACTGGGCAACCACTGAGGCCAGAGTGACCACCATCGACCACTATTGACCCACTGTTAACCCCCATGGCCCTAGTGTTGGCCCTAGTTATGGATAATATGACCCATACGGGACAATATGGAGACCGTAATGCCACCATGGCCCTATGGGTCTAGGGGGTGCCAGAATAAAACACGGGTACTTATTATATAAAAAAGGGGTCTAATTAAGTATCACTATATGTAAAGTAACAACGTATTTAGCCTAAACTCAGCTACTGGGGACATAATTGACCCAGTTTGGTTTATATCTACCATAAAGATATATCTTTGATACAGATACGCTAAGGTAACACTGGAAGGGTAAGGGGTGGTTTAAAGAGTTAAGCTAATATACTAAGGATACATTGAGGATCCACTATAATCCACTATGATATTATGGTAACCCCTTACCCTTTTAGGATACCTAGTATCTTTAGAATGGATAGAGGTAACCTCTGTGGCCTGTATGGCTACCCCGTGGGGATAACCACAATGGGCCTTTAAGCAATTCATTCCACAACCAACTATTTGCATACACAGGAGGCAGCTATGTCAGATAATAAAAAAGTACCATTAGACAGAAGAAATGGTAAGCCCCATAAGGGCGTAGAAAATTTAAAATCCTGGAAACCCGGGCAAAGCGGAAACCCAAAAGGTAGGCCCACTGGGGCTTTAGGGGCAAAAGGTAAACTAAAAAGAGATTTGCAAGTTATGAAATGGATGCAAGAAGACCCTGAATTGGCTGCATTAGTAGAATCTTTAGATAATACAGAAATGTTTGAAGCATTAAAAAATACTGCTTTTGCTATTTATGCTAATGATCCTACTGATATGACTAAATACGATCGAGCGTACAAAGCTGTTGCTGAAGAAAGAGAATATTCTGAAGGCAAAAAGATTAGGCAAGAGGTAGATTCACGGGTTACTCAAGTGTCTGAAATGACTATTGAAGAATTAGAAGCTGAATTAGCGGATGTTACTGAAATAGATCCAAATGACTTAGACCCTCCTGAGGTTAATGCTCAGGTAGAAGGTAGCAATTTTGAAAAAATAAAAAAATAAAGGAAAATATGTATAAAATAGGAGATTTGGTAGAAAAAGTGGGCGGCGACTATACATTTGTAGGCCATGTAGTTTCAGTGTTTGAAAAGTTAAGCGGCGCAGTAAGATTGGTTGTTGAAGACGATCGCGGTGTACTTCATGTATACAGTGAAAAAATACTAAAGCTTGTAAAATGAAAAAAATTAACATATTAATACTAGGAGTTTTTATGGCGATACTATCAAAAGTGGGGGCTACCCCCGGTGTATTGTCTAATCCTCCAGAAGATAATATGGGAATAGATAATTTATATAAAGCTTTTAGTGGGGCAGAAACTGAAGCCTTTGATAATCCCTGGATAAGAACTACATTTAGGGAAGCAGAAGGCGGATCAACTGCATTTGGCCCTGTGCAATTAACTGGAAATTTAGTAAAAAATTATTTATTAAATAAACCAGAAATAATTGAAGATAAAGATTTTGCTAATAGATACTTAATGAATGCTAGAAAATTTGCCGAGCATGGCAATAATAAAGGTAAAATACCTCATTTTAATCCTGACTATGATTATGGCGGGAAAGGGGGTTTAACTACCGAGGCAGATTATGAAAACTATTCAAAATTATCTAAAGCAATTATGAACGATTTATGGGCTAAAGCTAAAACAACAGATAACCCCCTTGAAAATATGATTAGGTATTGGAGATGGGGAGAAGGTTCGGACAAATCAAGAGACGATGATCCAGAATACTTTAAACGATTTTTTAAACATTTAGGAGCATAACATGGAAAACGCGATAGGTTTTATTATATTCGCAGCGGTGGTAGCTTTTGCATTTAGAAAGCAACTAGCACCCTTTTACAATAAATATTTTGGAGACAAAAAATGACTAAATTACTTTTAACTGACGTAGCCTCAGGCGCATACCCAGAAGTAACACCTGCAACTGATTCAGCGTGGAGTGTGGTAATTCCAGCATCACCGGCTGAGCAATCAATTACTGTTCCTGCAGGGGCTCAATTTGCTAAATTTACTTCTGATGCAAATTTTTATGCTACATTTGATGGGTCTACAGTAGCCGTACCAGGTAATTCTGCAGCTTCTGCCGCATCTGTTTCTGTTCTTAACCCAGGCGTTAAGTATATTAGATCAGTGCCCACAATTAAGTTAAACGCTACAGGGCTAGCGCACGTTACTGTAGAATTTTTTAAATAAGCAAAACTCGGGGGTTAGGAGACTAGACCGGAGGATTTTTTAATCAAAAGGAGTTAATATGTTAGAAAAAATAAAAAACGCAGCTGATGGCGCAATAGATGTTGGCATCAAGTTAATCAGCTTATCAATTGTATTGCAGATTATTTTCGGTCAGAAGGTTGCCTTCTTAACTGGAAATGTAATTGGTTCTATTCTTGATATAGTTTGGACTTTAGGCAACGCAGGTTTAGCAGGCTTAATTGCTGCTGGAATCATTTGGAAGTTGCTTGATAAAGACATAACGAACGAATTATCCAAATAACACAAAATGAAAGTGGAGATAAAAATAATTTTTATAAAAACTTAGGTCCCTCCGAACGGTGACGGTTGGCATCAGCCTAAGTAACCAACCACCTAATTTAAAGCTATTATCATATGAACTGGAGGGTCCTTATGGATAAAGATAGTAGAGAATACAAATTAAAGTTAGCAAAAGAAATTGAAATACGCAAGGCTCTTGCTAAAAAGAAAAAAGATTTAGAGTACAAAAATGACTTTAAAAAATTTTCAGAGGACAGGTTAAAAATTATAACAAAAGATGCTGCCCAAGGCTATATTCCATTTAAATTTAACGAAGCTCAACAAAAAATACATAATGCTGTTGAAAATCAGTTAAAAGAAAAAGGAAGAGTGAGGGTGCTAATACTAAAAGCTCGCCAGCAAGGTATATCTACATATACCGCTGGAAGGGTCTTTTGGAAAACTTTATATACCCCTTTTACCAGGTCAGTAGTACTTGCGCATGACAGCGCAACTTCAGACGCTTTGTTTACAATGAGTAAGCAGTTTATTGAAAGAATGCCAAAAGACACAGCTCCTGAGTTAGTTAAATCCAATGCAAAAGAAATTAAGTTTGCTCATAACGATTCGGGTTTTAGATTGTATACTGCAGGCTCCCCTGAAGCGGGACGAGGCACTACGCCAACAATTTTGCATTGTTCAGAAGTGGCGTTTTGGCAAAATCAAGAAAAAATTCTAGCTGGGTTATTTCAAGGCGTTTCTAGCGCTGATGGCACTGAAATAATTTTGGAATCTACAGCTAATGGCGCTTCGGGCTCTTTTTACGAAATGTGGAAAAAAGCAGAGCAAGGCCTAAATGATTATGTTCCCGTATTTTTGCCGTGGTATATGACATTAGAGTATACTATGAAATCGCCAAAAGATTTTGTAAAAACCAAAGAAGAAGAAGCATTAGCTGAATTATATAATTTAACTAATGACCAACTTTATTGGAGACGAATGAAAATTGGCGAGTCGGGTGCAACAAAATTTGCCCAAGAATACCCCGCAACCTCCGAAGAGGCGTTTCAAGTATCAGGCGCAAATGTATTTGATATTGAAAAAATTGAAAAATTAAAAATTGAATCTGCCACAAGTATAAGAAGTTTTAATCCTAAAATGATGTCCTGGGATGAGCAGAGAGAAGGACACCTTGAAATATGGGAAGCCCCTAGTTTCCAAGAGAAGTATATTATTGGCGCCGACGTTGCTCTTGGAGTAGGGCAAGACTACAGTACCGCTGTAGTTATGAACTCATTTAGAGAAGTTGTTGGTTTATACCGTAATAATAAAATAGATCCTTCTGCTTTTGGCAAAGAATTATTTTATTTAGGGCGATATTTTAATAATGCACTTTTGGCTGTTGAATCTAATTCAATGGGTATAGCTACTCTTCAGAAACTGAAAGACATGACTTATGTTAATATGTACTTTCAAACAAAAATTGCTAACATATCGAATGAGGAAGGAATAAGGCTAGGCTTTAGAACAACTAGCGCATCCAAACCGGCTATTATAGGCAACTTAAAAAATTGGCTATTTGAAGAAGAATTAGATATTAAATCTTCGGTGATTATCCAAGAACTAAAAGATTATTTGTCTGACGATAAAGGCGCAACTGGCGCAAGCCCCGGATGTTTTGATGACTCAGTAATGGCTTTGGCTATTGCTTGCGAAGTCTATCGGACGCATATTGATAAGTTAACAAATGATAGAGTAGGATTTGGCAATATGTATTTGCCAGAAACTAATAACAATTGGATTTAGGAGACATTATGTCGAAAAATATTAATAAAGTAACAGATGAAGAGCTAACAGGTCTAATTAATGACGCAATTCATCAGTCAGTAGGCTCATTTTCCGATGGATCTGAAATATCAGAGGCTAGAGAAGAAGCTATTGATTACTATACCCAACAACCAAAAGGCCGATTAGAGCCAATGGGTGTTTCTAGGGTTGTGTCCTCAGATACTGTAGAAATTGTAGACTCATACTTAGCGGTTATTTCAGAGTTAATGCTAAGCAACGGTAGAGTAGCTAAATTTAACCCGATGGACCCAACGCAGTCAAAAGCTGCCGGTATAGCTTCTGACATTACTAATCATTGTATTTTTGTTAAAAATAATGGCTGGGTAGAATTAAATACATGGATTAAAAGTGCTTTGCTATTTAAAAATGCTACCATTCGTTGGAAATGGGTTGAGTCTTTTGAATACAAAGTAGAAGAATACGAAAATTTAACATCAACTCAGCTAGATGTTATAACCGCTGAAGATGATGTAGAGATTATTGAGCTAATAACAGCATCAGAAATAATCGAGGGCGAAGAAGTTGAATACTACGAATTAGCTAAAATTAGAAGAAAAATAGACACATCTAAAATAGAGCTAGAAAATATTCCTCCTGAGTCATTTATGATTAACAGGACAGCTACATCAATAGCAAATTCTACATTTGTAGGAATTCAAACTGAAGTATCTTTATCTGATCTTCGTGCTCAAGGCTTTGATGTATCAGATGACTTAGCAACGGAAGGCTCAGAAAGTTTTGCGGGGCTAAAAGGCAATTATGGAGAAAACGCTAACAGACAATCAATAAATAATGTTTGGGTAGGCGAAGAAGACGATATTTTAGGCGCAGCTAACAGAGAAATTACTGTTAACGAAGTCTGGATGAAGATTGACAGAGATGGCGATGGTATCGCTGAGTTGAAAAGGTTTATAGTGGCCGGTGACGAGATTTTATTAGAGGAATACGCAGATAGCGTACCCCTCGCTAATTTAAATCCCATTGAGATTCCGCATGCCTTTTACGGGTTGTCCATAGCGGATGTAACTCGATCAGCTACAGAGATTAAAACGGCTATTACTCGAGGCATGGTAGAAAATGTATACTTGACAAATTACGGTCGAGTGCTTGCAGATCCCAACACGGTAGATTTCCGTGCGCTTCAGAGTCCCGAACCTCACCAGATTATTCCTACTAATGGTAGTCCTGTTGCAGCGGTGCAACCGATTACCCCGGATTCTCTGTCACCCTCTACGTTTTCATTATTAGAGTTTATGAATAATGAAAAAGAGCAAGCTAGTGGCATGACGCGTGCTGCTCAAGGCGTTAATGAAAAATTATTTGATTCTGGAAACTCAGCCGGCAAAGTTGCGCAAGTACAGGCAGCTTCTCAAAAGCGTATTGCTTACGTAGCGCGTAGATTTGCCGAAACCGGGTTTAAAGACTTATGCAAAGGGGTTTATAGCTTAATATTAGATAACGCAGATGCTATTATGAAAGACTTTTCATATTACGGTGTTACACCTAAAGACATGATGCCTATTGAACATTGCACAGTTGATATAGATGTAGGGCCTAATAGCAAAGCTAATACTCAAGAAAATATGATGATGCTAGCTACGCAAGTTATGCCAATGCTGTACCAAACTCCTGAAACTAAAAGTATTATTAACCCCGCTTCGGGATTTAATATTGCTAAGCAGCTAATGGACTCAATTGGTATTGAAAATTGGACTGACTTTATTGTTGATCCATCAACACCTCAAGGCCAACAGCAGGCACAGGCTGTAGCTCAACAACAGCAAGCGGCAAGTGCTGAAGCTCAAAAAGAGCACGAAGTAGAGCAACAAAAGCTTATGCTAACTTTACAAAAGCAAATGGCAGATATTCAGAAAAAGCAAGCGGATATGGAGCTTGACAGAGCCAAATTTGAGCATATGGTTGCTAAAGATAAAGCAGAAATTGCATTAGAAGTACAAACAGGCAAACCTACAAAAATTGGTAATTAATTCATAAAGCGGAGGTCAAATGGATAAAATAGAGTTAGGCGCCCATGCAAAAATGATAATAAGCAATAAAGCTTATAATTTAATTTTTGAAAAAGTTAAAGAAAAGTACATGGCGGCGTGGAGCCAAACAGGCTCGCATCAAAAAGAGCTACGAGAAACTATTTATAACACAGTTGTAGCATTAACTGATGTAAAGAAAGAAATAGAGTCATTGGCGGTTGCTGGTGATAATGAAACATTCAAAAAAGAACAGGAGGATCTAAATGGATGATTTTACTTTAAGTGACTTAGAAATGCTTAAGTTAGAAGAAAAAAATATATTACGTGAAATGCGCGGAGCAACAGGCCGCGGAGGACACGGTCCTGTAATTAGGCTACTACTCGAAAAACTCAATACAGTGCAAATTCTTATTGAGAGGTTTGAGGCCAAAATTGAGCGTAAGTCTAAAAAGCAGGAAGTTAAAAAGGTTAATAAAGTAGCGGCGCCTAATAAAAAAGCTGCTGCTAAATAAAGAATAATCTATAGGAGGATTATATAATGTCAGAGAGTTTAGAAACTACCCGAACAAATAGTGAGGATGTTAATATAAATTTAGTTGATGAAGATGTAATGTTAGAAGGTCTAGCGGACGAGTTTTTTGGTGATGAGCCAGAAGAAAATCTATCCGGCGAAGATATTGATAACGAAGTGGAGGAAGCAGCAGAAAGTGATGAAGCTGAGGCGCCCGAGACTGAACTATTAGAAGAAGAAAGCAATGATGAGCCTGAAACCGAAGAAACGGAAGAAGAACCTGAAAAAGATAATGATGATTCTGAAGAAGAGGTAGAAGATGAAGAAGAGCTAGACATGGAATACGAAGTGCCAGTTAAAGTTGATGGCAAAGAGTATACCGTTGCTATGGCTGAACTTATTAAAGGCTACCAAACTGCTCAAAGCTCTAACAAGAAATCCATTGAAGCCAGTGCACAGCTAAAAGAAGCTAAAGCACTTGCAGAAGAAGCCACCGCACTTAAATCACAAAATGCTGAATTGCTAGCCAAGGAAGTAGATAGTGACACAGTGCAGTTAGAAGCGTACGACCGCAAAATACAACAATTAATAAATGACGACGATATGTTTGAATTGCCAAAATGGCAAGAAGCTAGACGTAATAAAGCTAAAGAACTTGAATCTAAAAGAAATGAAGCTACCCGCCTTAAAGAAGAGGCAGATGCTGAAAAAATTCAAGCAGAAACAGCTGCGTTACAAGCAAGCAAAGAACAAGCTATTTTAACATTGGATAAAGATTTACCCGGCTGGCACGACA